ATGTATATTAATTATATGCACGATAGCAAAGTTATATTAGACTGGCTAACTAATGAAGGTAATATGCCTCTTGATTTAGAAGACGATAAGTTTGATAAGTTAAAGCAGGATAGTAAGTTAATGTTACTGTCTAGTATGTGCCATAGTTATGCTATAGGTGAGTTAGCTAGAATAGTAGCACATAATATGGGCAAGAAGTATGACCTTAAATTTAACCGTGAGCTATGTACCAGAGTAGCTTTAATAGTGTTAACACATTAGGAACTTAACAATGCCAGATTTTTCATTCCTAGATACCCAGCTTGATATCAAAGTAGTTGATGAAGAAGTTGAGGTAATAGATTTACAAGGTGAGATAGACCCGCGTATTAAATTACTGTCTCACTCTTCTCGTAACTTATTACATGCCTGCCCCCGTAAGTACGAACTGTATAAGCTTAAAAGTAATTCTGTATCTACTGACCCTGAAAGAGAACAGGAATCAGAAGTTACTCTTAACTTTGGTAGCGTAGTTGGTGTAGGTATACAGTCTGTTATAGAAGGTAAGTCATTTGATAGAGCAGTATTAGATTGTTTCCTTGAATGGGAAATAGATTTAGATGCTGCTACCGAAAGACAAAATAAGTCTTATTATCGGGCTATCTATGCTGTTAAAAAGTTCTATGACCTATATACATTAGGTGCAATAAGTGACTACGAACTTGTGTATTACAAGGGTAAGCCAGCATGTGAATTATCTTTTAATATTATCTTACCTAATGGCTATCGCTATCGTGGTTTCCTAGATGTAGTACTTAGACATAAGGAAACAGGTGAGATAATAGTACTAGAACTTAAGACTAGTAGTGGTATTGCTCAACCTGCTATGTTCCAGAACAGCGGGCAAGCTATTGGTTACAGTGTAGTATTAGATGAACTGTTTCCAGAACTGTCTAGTTATAGTGTTTATTATTTAGTGTATGAGACTCGTAGCTATGAGTATAAACCTATGCACTTTATGAAGTCTTTATCTAAGCGAGCGCAGTGGTTATCTGAAATGCTGTTAGATATAGAGAAGTTAGAACTATATCATAAGTCTGACTTATTCCCTATGCATGGAGAAAGTTGTTACTCTTTCGGTCGTCCTTGCGAATACTTAGGTATATGTGAGCATAGTAACTTACAGCTTACTAAACCTTACACTAACTTAGTTGAAGCGTACGTTAAAGAGGATGAAGGTAAGTACCAATTTAATGTTGACTTCGAAACCTTAATAGAAAGACAGCTGGAGAAAACAAGTGAACATTAAAATTATGGGCTTAGAAACAGTGCAGGAATCTAATACCTGTGTTACGTTTGACGAAGTAGTAGCAGAGTCAGAGAAAGCCATGCTATTTAAGTTTATTGATGCGCAAGGCATACCTACTAACACGTGGTTGCCTAAGAAGATGCTAGCTAACTATCGTGAGGACTTAGCATTAGTGTGGGTA